TTTTCTGATTGAAACAGTCTGTATAAACATCCTCAAGTATCCAACCGTTATTCCCTCTACCGTGTATCTTCTCTAACGGAGCCTTAATCGTAGCCCACCATTTCCTTAGTTCTTGCGGTTCAATGTATTTGTATTCCATTAGCCAACAATTATGTATCCATAAGTTTTGTTAGACGTACTATTAGCCCAATGACTCACTGTAGCTTCACCCCTTGTCTGTGAACTAACGTAAACATTAGATGTTGCAGATGGAGCAATATAATTTACCGTTGCGATAACGCTAGGAATAGCAGGACGATCAGGAGTAGTGCTTGTACCATAATGCTCAAGAGAAACCCCAACATCAGTAGGTCGCCACATTATCTCTATGTAATCATTTGCCTGAAGCTCAATAAAAAAGTTCAACGCAGCAATTAAATGCGACGGATCACCACTAGACTTTCTAGCTGGCAAGTGAAACCTAGAGTTACTTGAAGCAACATTAGTCCCATTCTTCCTAAACCATACATCCACATCCTGACCATCATTAGTCGTATTCTTAAACTGCAATGAAAATTGAATGTTGTAAATTCCATAATTCCTGACGTTAAGCCTTGAACTATTGGAAAGATAAACGCCACTTGAATAATCTGTTGTATTAAACGTAACAGCGTAAGCCGTAGTTGTATTTGCCGCAGTCTGATCTGTAGAGTCCTGAAAAGCCCCATAGGGAGCCGCATCAGCCTCAGCAGCATCAGATACAGGCACGAAGAAAATCAGGCTCTCATAGCCTATACGCTCGTCGTAGAGGGTAGTTGTGGTGGCGTTTCCTGTAGCTAGTGTCAAAAGCCCTGTATTATTGGTTTTCCCGTCCATAATCCCGCGAACAACCTCTGAAACCTCACGTTCAGAAGCTCCGAATACAGGTAATGTACGAAACTGCCTCATCGATCACCAGCTTTCACAATATCAACGTCAACGCCAACAACAGTTCTCCAATTATCCCCCGTAGGCTTAACCCTTACCCTATGATAATTGCCACTAGACCTCAAAGACACCCTGTTTATTGAGTCTGGAGAAGAATAATTGCCAAATTGAGGCACATTACTCATCAAAACACGACTAGAAACAGCAACATCACCACTGCCATTGTCAACAATAGGCTTAGCCAACGTAATTAAGCTTCTGCCAATATCAAGATCGTTGCTAGAAACATAAGCTTCTATCGGATCACCAGTAAATCCATAGACTTTTTGACCAGAAACTCCAGCTAAAAACCATGTTCCACCAGCATAGGCTCGATCATCTAGCGATGCAGTCAAAGCATCAATAGAAGGCAATGACAAAGTACAGTTGCTAGTGGTGATTGTGCCTGAAGCAGTCGTTGTAAAAGTGAAACTATTGTCATCAACTCTTGTTATCTGATAAAACCCATCAGCAGCACCACCTGAAGTCGCATCAAAATATACATAACCATTAGTCTGCAACCCGTGGTTAGTCGCAGATACGGTAACAGTCGTGCTAGAACGGGTATATGTTGCAGCCGCAGTATTAGTTCCCGGCGTAATAGATAGCTTATCCAACTGCTCTAGCGTAGCAGACGATGTTAATACATAAGCAATTGCGCTTAAATTCAGAGTCGAATACGACCAACGATTAAGCTTTGCACTATAGATAAGAAGTTGCTTACCTGTAGCAGTAGGCATTACCCAAAAGATAAGAGAACGCACAGGATCAACCGCAGCACTCATCTCTGTTACTACTTTGTCAATAGCAACATTCTCAAAGAACCAGCGATTAACCTTTTCTGCACCGATAGGAGTAACAGACTGCCCATTACAAGCGTAAAAACCGTCATCAGCGAGGAAATAAGTCGTACCTGATAGCTGAGCAATGGAGCCGTTAGAAATGCAGCCTAGCGACCTAGAAATAGCGTCAAATTGGAAGAAGAACGGGCTACCAGCATACGACATCCGGTAGATAGCTCTTTCAAGAAATATCAAACCATATTCACCACCAGATACACCCGTAATATCACCACCATCAGGAAGAATCTGTGAATCAGCCTGACTCGATGCAGATGCAGTCCAGTTAGTCTCGTTGTTTATGTCAGACCAGTAAACCGTACTCTCAGCACCAGCCTCATTAGCCGCTACAACAAAGTCACGGACAACTGTTACATACTTGGCAATAGGAGCATCAGCAGACAAATCAGCAAATAATGAACTACTACTCAAATCATAAGACTGAAGCTTGTTTACCCCATCTGCTGCAATCATTACCGAGCCAAACTGAGTAATATCCCAAGAAGCCGCAGAATACCCACCAGATTTACTTACGTCAGCAAAAGCATTGTTGCCAGAATCAAACTTGTATATTTTTGCAGCACTAGCCGCAAATAGATTGTTCTGACCACCAAACTTACCGCCAAAACAAGTAATTAGTGTCTCACTAGCTTGAGTCTCATCGTTAGGATAAGGCTCAATATTAGGGATAGGAGCATATCCGTTAGCAACCGGATAACAATTTACTGCCTCAGTAACAGTACCGATAATTCCCGGCTGATCTGGAGTCCACTCACCAAAAGCTATTCTTGTCGTAGCCATATATCACCTTGAGGAGTTACCTTAGTCCATTCCTCACCGTAAATCATTCCATCAACCGTAACCGTAGACCTGCCGACTATTGAGGCAATACCACCAGCGGTTAGTTTCCCTAAAGCAGTAACAGTAGCTTTGCTTGTAAATGCCGCATCACCCAAAACAACATTACTAGCAGCAGCAGTTACCGTAGATACACAAACAACACTAGCATCGCCTAAAACTAATCTTGCGCCATCTGCCGTTACCGTAGCACTGCCTAATATAGCCGCTACAGCCTCTCTGTTATACCCACCTAGAGCAGTTACTACAGCCCTACCAGTAATCGCTGCATTGCCTTGTATAGCGCCTTCATAAGCCGTAACAATAGCCTTACCAAGAACAGCAGCAACCCCGCTTGCAGTCCTAGTTCCAGAAGCTACAACTACCGCATTACCTGTGACAGAAGCATTAGCAGTAACTAATGTACTTAACGCATCATCAGATAAAGCAGCAGCAGATAACGGTACGAATCCAAGCATTATGGCTCCACAGGCCAGTTAATTTCCCAAGGAAAGCCCTCTTGGCTAGGTATATCCCTCAATGCCTGACGGTAAGCTGCCCATACTTCTTTGTCAACAGGAGCATCGCTTACTTGAGTCCAATCTGATGAAGAAAGACGCTTATTACGATCATCTCTAACAGAGTTAGCTTGCTTAGCATCTAAAGCAGCTTTAGCCTCATCATCCATTTCAGCGACGGAATACTTAGTAAACCACTTGCCATTGACTTCCTCTACACCATCCCTAAAAGAAGTCTGATACCGTGTAGGAGAAGCTTGTGGCCCTTCCATAATTACATCAGCGTCGAATCCATCCAGCAACTCAACAGTCAATTGCTGCGGGAAACTGGTGTTCGGATGAGCAGCGCGGAACTCGCTCTCTGTCATCACTTGTCCGGTTGATCTTAGTCTTAGTTCCATGATTTCCTCACTTAGCGTAGGTAAAGCCTGATTTGTTATTACGCGCTCGCCATTCAATAGTTGGTTTTGGTATTCCTAATGTTTTAGCCGCATCTTTTGCAGTTGCAAAATACCCATCAGGGCAGATGATACCTCGCTGCCTGTAGTGATTTGCGCCGCCAATTGCTGCACTCATCTTTGCCTTTACTTCTGGCCTATGCATTGGATTCTTTTCACCAGCTACCCAAGGTTTAGGCTTACCCTTTAAAGCAGCAGACTTCTTTGCTTTTGTTAAATCACTATCCGGCTTTCCAATATTTCCGTCACTAATGTTTCTCGTGTTTAAATCAATGAACACATTGCCTAACTCATAAGCTCCGCAGTCATTGTTTCTGCACATACAATATTTACCAATGCCTCTGCCACGACGCTCCCATTGACCAGACGCAACCCAAATAGATTTCCATTGATCGAGCGTCAATAAAAACTCGATACCTCGATGTTTTGCGTTTGATTTTTGCTGCGTGTATAGCTTTTTAAAGATGTCTCTCATAGCTATTGCCTAACTCACCGCAAGAAAAATGTAGGTTGCATTGTTTACGTTGATCGGGAAGTTGGTCGCATCGTTGTTGACGATGAAGCCGCTGTTGTCAGGATCGACAGCATCCCTTGTAGTCACTTCAGCGGCAGTCGAGTTCAGCAACAAGAACGGATCATTGCCCGTTACGATCCCTCTTGCTGAATCAAAAACGTACCAGTCGCCTGTGCTGTCGGTACGCTTTATCAGCACGAACCTCGCGCCAGCAGTGAACCCGCAGTCAATAGTTTTTGATGTGCCATTACCCTGATAGCTGCCTACCTTAGATACGCCTGTTACTGTGGCGAATAGGTAATTTACATATGTTGACCCAGAGGCATTTACAGAAGTATCACTGCCGCCTATTGAAAACACAGATGACGTTGGAGTTGTGCTATTCCACAAATCGACTGAATTTATTACAGCTCCAGTTGAATTAAGCTCAAGCGACTTTGTATTTCCAAGAGCAGAACTGTAAACAGCCCATGAAGCAGCAGCACTTCTTCGCTTGACTATCATCAGTTCAGGAGCAATACCTAAGTTATGACTTTGGGTTTGAGCTGCCCCCGTCCCCGTATAGCACACCACATCAAAGAAACCGGGGGCGCGTTGGAACAAGTAATTAATGAAAGTGTTTGCTGAAGCATTTGTAATAGTTGACGTA